GTAACTGCGGCCGAATCAGCAGTACCTGCACCAGAACCATCATCTTCAGTGATTGCTTCACCATTCGTGAATGGTGTAAATCCTGTTTCTTCTGTTTGATGATAATATAAAAAGTCTGAATCAAATGTATCAACCAAAGCTTTTGCGCTTGATGTTCCACCAGATATTGTTCGATCAGCAGTAAATGCTTGAGTGACTGCAGAGAAAGTCATTTTTAATAATCCAAGACCAGATGCTTGCGTATAATCTGAGTCTGTACTTGGTACTTTTGGATTTTTGATGAGAGCAACTTGTCTGAAATCTTGGCCTATTAAGAATTTACCTGATTCAGTACCAGCTGGTTTTGTATTAAACATAAGACTTGATGATTTCAAATCGTCTCTTGCATCTCCGGCAAAACCAAGCTTTGTTGATAGATTTGCACGTGCTTCACCACCAGAACCTGATCCGCCAGTAATTGTTACGTTTGCATAATCATATCCATAACCATGATTGATCTTTCCAATACCATTTGAATCAAGTTTAATATCTACAATTGAGCCACCGGATACGATTGCTGTTGCAGCAGCTGAATCGCCATTACCGACAATTGCAATTGTAGGAGCAGATGTATAGCCCGTACCGCCATCAGTGATTGAGATATTTGCAATTTGACCTACAATGGCAGAATCTTGAAGTAATTTTTGTTCTATTTCTGAAGCAACTGAGTTTGAATCAGTAAGACCTTGAAGCTTAACGGGAACAAAGTTACTTGATAAAAATTTAGCTTTTGCAGTTGCAGAAAGAGTATAAAGGAATTTCCAAATATAACCATCAGCTGTTTTAAAAGAAGCTGAACCTGTATCATTTGGCTTAATGGTTGAAGCAACTGACTCACCAGCAATATTACGACCTTGCTGTAAACAAATATAGACTCGATCATCATCAGTGAGAACATAATAAGCATTTGTAGGATAATCGACTTGATTATCATCGTAAGCTGAATAAGTTGTACCTGATACCCAGTTATTACGAGGAACTACGAAAGAAACATCTTCTGCAGATTTGACTGATTGTAACCCAAGTCTAAAATTACGTTGCTCTCTCAAGCTATTTAAAACAGTTGGCGCTGTATCAGTAGCATTCCAATCTTCGGATTTACCAATACCGATATAATAATTACCAGCTCCAGCAGAATCATTGACGTTGTCAAGTATGTCTACTAATATTTGTTTTTTCAGTGCGTCTGTTAATGTTGCGGTCATTGTTTATTCCTATTAAGCTACCGTAATTTCACCTTGGTTACCAATCAAATACCAATTTGATCCATCCCAAATAACAGTACAACCGTCATATTGAGCAAGAGCAAATGATGTGCCTTGAGCAAAGTTTGCTGGGGTAACCGTTGCGGCACCAGCACCTTTATTCGTGAATACTTTTGTTTCGCCGACGACTACTCCATCGGCAAGAGTGAGGGCAAGTGCACTTCCTTTATTACATATAATATATCCAGCAGTAGTTGAAACTGCACCATTTGCTGTAATTGTACTTACACCAATAGGACCGCCAAGAGTTTCATAAAGCTCGGTAAAGTTGGCATTCAACTTTGTTCCTGCTTCTCTAAGCGTATCTCCAGTCCCGTCATTTGCTGAAGAACCAATTCCTATATTTTGCCTTGCCATTTGTAATCCTTTTATTACATCTATTTATAATAATTATTCGAGTTAATTATCAAAATTATCTTTATCCATACGTTCAAATACGTTTGATAGTTTAATTGGTTTTACTAATCCATCAGAATCTTCATCCATAGTTGGGGAAGTAAGATCAATTACATCTTCAATATTGTCATACATTCCATCTAATATAGCGATCGTTGCTGAATCGTATATGTCAATAGTCGCATTCAAGTCGATACGTTCATCATCACTGTCAGCGTCAGCTCCATCTGGATAGATTGCTGAAATTGATGTAAATGGTGATGGAGTAAACGAAGCTGAATTACCTACTGAGAATAAATTTGCACCTTCATCAGGTACTGATAGCGGCATACCAGCTGAATCAATAAGATCACCAATACCTTCGATTTGTACTTGTCCAGCAAAATACCATCCAGCCGGATGTGCAAATCTTTTATATAAATCTTTCCATTGTGATACCGGCCTTGATGATTTAATAAGAATTGAAAAGATTTGGTATATATCATTATTGATAATAAATCGTTGTGATTCTGTACCAATTTTTGATTCACTTACAATAAATATATTTTCTTTTGGATAAGAAATAGTTGGTTGTTCATCGAAGAATGCTCGAAAGAAACCTTCAGCCGAATAGAGTGAACCTTTAATACGATAAAATTTTGCTAAGAATGCTGCAACTTGTCTTGGATTTGAGAAATAGTTTTGACTTGTACCGAGACCAATTTCTTTAAATATATTGTCAAGCAAAGTAAGTGAAGTTGCTTCGATATCTTTTGAACGGAATAGTTCATAAATTTCGCTATTGAAAGCATGAGTTCCATCTGAATCCATAAAGTCATAATAGTAATCGAGGAACTTAATAAGATTTGGATAATCTTCTTTAAAATAATCCGGCAAAACATCATTAACGCGACTTGTTCTAAAGTCGATTGCCTTACGATTAAAAAATGTATTTGTACGTTGTTTCATGTATTATATCTCAGTAACACCTGATACGAATGAATCATTAATATCGTTATCAATAATATAATTTCTTAAAGGTGTAATTGTACTTTCGTTTGCGGGTACCGCTCTTAATTTAAAGGTTGTACCTGACAATGAATCAACTGTTAGTCCTTCGATTGATACCGTACCATTTGTCGAATAAGAGCCAAGATTATCAATAATTACTTCTCCTGCTTGACTGACTAATTGCAATTTAGTACTACCTAGTAAATTTCGAATACTACATAATACAGAATTAACTGTAAATGATGATGAAGTAATGATATAATTTACATCATCCGGTGAAGGAAGAGCAACCGGGAAAGTGACAATATGAGATTGATTTGTACCAAGAGTTGGTGTCACTCTTTGATTCATTTTAATACCCATCTTTGAGTTTAAAATGCCCGGGTCAATATCATCAATCAAAGTAAGAAGATTTGATTTTCTAAATATTTTATTAAACTTTTTCAAGTTATCTGTAAAATAACTATTGATGCCTGTTTGTATATTTGATGAAAGCGTATTTTTAGTAATACCTGTCGCATCTGGATCATATCGGAAAGTTGTTGAAGTTTCAATAAATGTAGTAATTGGTTCAACATATTCAGGAGTGATTGACATAACACCAAGTTTGTTTACTAAGTTTGTGGTAATTGATACTTCTGTTTCAGTCTTAGTAGCATCGGCAGTTCCATCAGCATACTTAAGTGAAATATATACTTTACCAAAATCAACTGGAACATTATCTTGACCGCCCCAGGCTGCCGCATCTGATATAACAGAATAATTTTTTAATATTAATGCTTTATAATCATCGGCTGTTACGAGTCTTTGTTGAGCCGCAAAGGCAATTGGAGCATTGAGGCGAATCGCTTCGCTATTTTCTTTTGCTGCACCTGAAGCAGAATTCGCAACTGTTGTAACTGCAAGATCATAATTCACGGCATTTACGGTTACTTGTGATACTGCATTAAATGTACTTCCGCCATTTGCAGCTTCACCAACTGTTGAAAGATAATTAATTACAATTTTATTGCCAGAAACTGGAGCAATACCAAACGTAATACCATCTGAGAAATGTACTTCATAAAAACCATTTGGTGCTTCGTGTATAGAATAGTATCTACTTTCAGCATCAACTGAAGTTGCATTATCAAGTAATGTATAAGTTGTGAATGCAGAAGATGTAGGTGAGTCAAATACTTGCGTCAGAATTGTTGTCGTATCAATCGTGTCATCGGGTATTACATAAAGCTGACGATCAGTAATATCTCCGACGAAGAATGTTTTTGTTCTTTCAGTACCTTGATAAACAGGAATTGATGTTGAACCTTCAGCAGTAACAAAATCATAATCGCCTGTACCATCATCGGTTGCTGTATGAGGTGATATAGTTCTAAAGGTATAAGAAACTCCTGCAACTGAAGATGTAAATTGAGTATATCTTGGAATTGTAATTGTACTTGGTCTGTTCGAAACGCCACTCAAATCAAGCGAAAGATTGAGATAAGCAATTGAAGCAGTAATAGATCTTGGAGTATAACCAAGAGTTTCTGCGTGAGAAACAATTGAACTTCTTAATTGTGCTGTATTAAGAAACGATTCGTTCAATGCGAAGTTTGCAGTGAGTCCATTGAAATGAGTATTATAAGCAAGTACGTCAAGTATGTTATTAAGACCTGATGCTTCAAAATCATAATCAATAAATTCGTCTTTTGCTGCAAGATACGTTTTAAGACGATTCTTAATAT